GAGGAAGTTAATCCAACAAAAAGCCTAGCACCTGCCACGAGTGTTGCATCACTTATTCCAAACCTTGCAACAAAGTGAAACCCTCCTCTACCTGTGCCATTACCCCTTCCAAATTGTAACGCCACACTTCTAAGACCAGAAGAAGCATTGTTCATTGTACTTGAAACATATCCTACTCTTCTCATCCAAGTGAAAAAGTTTGTTGTAACTACGTTTCTAGTAGTAGCAGTTCCGTTAGTAGTGGGGGCTGCACCACCAAAAACTGTAGATGTAGTGGCATTGCCGTTTGCTTTAAATGAAAAGATTGCATTTCTAGCAAAGAAAGGTTGAAAAGAATAATCAACACCAGACTTTCCTATTTGGGCAAACATGTTTCTTCCACCAACAGATTTAGAATATGTGCTTAATCCTGTAGATGGAACAGAGGGAGTGGATCCTTCATTCCAACTTAATACAGTTTCATTGCCTGTATGATTGGCCCTGTCTCTATCTAGTGTAGAGGCACTTGCTACCTCTGCATCTGTTGCCATTTCAGGATCAATAAACTTGCTCTTAATATCTATAGGCATAACACCTCTTAAAAAAATGAGGGGCCTAAGCCCCCCACTGAATTAACTAAACCTTATACTGATACTTAACATAAACTGTGTCACCATTTCCGATCTGAGATTGTCCTGGTGAAACAAGGTCATTAATGAAAGTCATGCTAGTGCCTGAGACTGTGAAGTCCTCAGATGCACCTTCATGGATAGCAAGTCTATCAACCCATGCACTCATTGATTTGTTTTCTGGTGTATGTGATAGAGTCACACTTGTTTGACCATTAGAGATTGAAAACTTCTCTTTGAACCAAACAACAGACTCAAGCACATCTACTCTTGCATCAAGGGCATTGTCGGCTGCGATCCTGGCACTGGCCTCTGAGTTAATATTATTTTGGAGAGTCACATCGGCGGCCGCTCTGGCACTTTCCTCTGCATCTATCTCCCCTTGTAGGGCATTGTCACCTGCAATGCGTGCAGCTTCCTCTGCATCAATGTCTGCAGACAATCCAGTAGAAAGGGCTGTGATGGCACCATTAAGTGAAGCATCTGCAGCTTGGAAGGCACTGACAATCTCTGTTAGGGAGTCTAATGCTGCCCCATCTACATTGCTCAGCACATTGTTGATCTGAGTTTGAAGACCACTAATGTCAGACTGGACTGATGTGCTTAGAGTAGAGATCTCTTGATCAGTATAAGCAACGGCATCATTGTAGGTAGATGTGTCACCAGAAATTCTGTCTGAGATCTCAACCTGTAATGCATCGTTCACACCGCTTAAGCTATCATCTAAAAACTCAGTTGCTTCATGCAAAGATGTTGCAGTAGAAATGAAAATCATTCCTGGATTAACGATATAAGATCCATCAGAGGCAAGACCTGCACCCACTTGAGTAGCATCAAGCTCTGACTGTAGTGCAGAGATAGATCCAGATCCACCACCAGATAAAGCATCAATCTGAGATTGTAAGCTAGAGTCTGCAGCGATCCTTGCAGTTTCCTCAGCTAGGACCTCTTGATCTGTGTAGGCATTTGCTGAGCTTAGAGTGGATGCATCACCTGCAGATCTGTCTGAAACTTCCTGAGCTATAACTGCAGATAATGCAGACTCAAGTGCTGTATATTCACCATCTGTATAATCTTGAGCATCGCCTAAGACTTGTAAGTCTGCGGCTTGTCTATCCGAGATTTCTTGGGTCAACTCTGACTTAAGAGCAACCTCTTGACCATTTACTAGGACCTCATCAGATGCACCGAGTTTGACTAGTTCAACCTCTGTGCCTGTTGAGTCTTTGATTTTGATTGATTGACCTTGCTCAAGTAGGATCTTTGAACCATCTACTTGATTGTTGCCGATAAACTTTTTTTGTAATTGTTGAGCCATATTTAACCCTCCATGGTTAATATTGAATGACGACAGTGTCACCCAACTCGATAAATCCATCAAGACCTCTGAGATCCCATTTTAACTCCTGGCCAATGACATAGAAGTCAACATCATACTTTTGCTCTATTCCACCGAAAAAGTTTAATGATGTGAACTCAGGAAAACTAGGATCTCGATCTAATGCTATCTTCTTATTATCGAGATGAATTTGTGAAATGACAACTATTTGTCTATAAGGTGTAGATGTGTGAGATCTTTTAACCCAGTCACTGACTGAATTTGTCCCAACAGAAAAGAACTCTTCATTGGTTAATGTGTTGATCCAATGGATCCCTGCCTCTGGTGGTGCAGATGTTGGACTTATTTCTTTTCTGACTATGTGTGGGTTTAACATTCAAAATCCTCATCATCTTGATATAATATAGAGTCTTTATCAAACAAGATGCTTGCCTTTGGCATTGTCAATGTCTCATCTGATTCTAGCAAAATACTTTTTAAAATGTCTCTTTTTGATCCACTATCAAGCTCATCAATTAAAACCAATGACTGAGTGACTGGATCAAATCGCCATCCCATTAGATTATCCTTTGGACTCTAGTGAGATTTTTCTTTGATGCAGAGCTAAAAGTGGACATTATTTGTTGAATGATAACACCATCTTTATAATATGTGTGAAGCTCTGTGACTGATGATGGACATGAGATCTGGATGTCATCCCATGCAGGATGTGGATTGATGTAGTTTTCTACACCTGATAGATAATTATTTTCAAAATCTAATTGATCAGGACCATTGTCCTTTGGGATCCTACACTCGTAATTAACCTGGCCATCAATTGCAAGTAAACTATAAGAGTCTGATCTTAGATCCCCAAAGAATATTTGAAGACCTTTGTCCTGTGCTATCTGTGAAAATTCATTCCAGGACTTTCTTAACTTGACCATTATTCATATTCCTTGAAACTGATCACACCATAAAGCAAAGCATTTTGAGTCAATGGGATTGCACTCATAGTCATGATCTCTGAGTTTCCTGCAAAATCATTTCCTAATGTAAGGTCCCAAAACTTTGCCAGGGCATCAAGCTTTTCAGATGCCTGTAGATTTCCTTTCATGTAGAACTCGGCAACAATGTCACCACCAGACCATGATGTTGCAGAGACATCTCTCTGGCAAAATGAATTTGGGATGTCCACCCAGACTGCCCCTACCAAAGTAGGTTTATGAATAATCTGCACTAAGAAGTCATCCTGAGATGTTGAAAATGCAGATAGATCTAAGATTTGCACTGGGATGTCTGTGTAGTTAGCTTTCTTTCTTAAGCTTACGATTGGATATGAAACACCAATTGTGTTCAAAGTCTTTGGTGATGTTGAATTTGAGATAGTGTGCAAATGCCCATGTTGAGCAGTAGCACCATTAGAAACAACAGAGCAGCAAGTGAATTCCATGAATGATGATGGTCCACCATTATTAATGATCTCTGCCTGGACTGGCAATGTGCCTGTCTGTGAGTAGAGACTTGAAATAATATTGCTATGAAAAAATCTATGGATGACTCTGATGTTTGCACCTTCAATTATTGAAAATTGAACCATGCCAGAACCAAGCCATTGATATGATATTGATAAAATTAATTGCTTAGATGGATCCAACAAAACACCTGATGGATTAGTTAGCTCATCACCTGATCCATCCATTTTATCTACATTCCAGTCTGCCTGATCTACATATGTAGTGACTGGCACACCAGAGACTGATGATCTTATCCCTACTCTTAAGGTCCCATTGGATGCCTCAAAGATGTAACCATTTTTTTCATCATACATGCCCACTCTTTTTGAAGTGTTGTTAGCTATGCCATGAAAGTTAAATGAGCAGGTGACTGTATTTGTAAATGCAGGTGAGTAAGGAAAATAATTCCTTGATCTAAATCTTGCTCTTGATCCTAATGTGACTGATGACTGTAGTCTTGCCGCACATCTAACTGGATCATGTGTTATTGTGGCACCTGTTGCCACTGATTGGATAAAGACTTTTGTCTGTAGTGAGTATTGAAAACTTGAGTCAAACAACAAATAAGGTGGTGCAGTCTTAACTCTACCAAAAGAGTCCTCACTTGATAATGAGACTGGGATGGGATTATATGGCCCCTGCTCATTAACTACTGCAACCCTGGTTTTATCCTTACTAGGACCTGACCTAAACCTTGCATGCTCTCTATCTTTAATCGAGTTAGGCAGACTCATAGTCTAACCCTCTTTTTAAATGCTTGTGACAAAACTGCATCAGTGATGTCTTCATAGTACCAACACACCCACACCCCATTGCTTTGCTCAGTAAAATCAAAGTAGTGAATATACATACCCAGTCTTTCATTGTTCTTGGCACATTCAAGGACCAGGTCTTTTTTAGACCTGGCCTCTAGAAAGTTTGGGATGTGAGTGATCTTGGCTTCCATCAATTATTAGTCATTGATTCTGATAAGTGGAGATTTTGTTGCACCTACACCTTTCTCTCCTAATTGAAGTGCAGTTAGACCAAATTGAGCATCCATTGCCACACGCTTAGACATTGCACCAATTTCATTGGCACCTTGCTCAGACATATTGATTTGAGCTTGGAAACCGATGGCAACGGCAGACTTATCAAACATAGCAAATTGAGCATCAGCAAGACCGCTGTGAACTTGAACAGGGATGCCATGGATATAACCAATAACATTTGCTTGTAAGTTAGCTGCACCGAAAACATCTGCTCTCTTATATTCATCAAGTTTCATAAGGGCAGTGTGTTGAGCAGGTGAAACAAGTAGAGTCACCATATTCATTTCTGCCTCAGCTTTACGAAGCTCCTCAATCATTTCAAGAACAGAGTCATAAGTGATGTCCCCTGCAGCTGTAACCGAAACACCTGCACTGAAAAGTGTAGAGATGATTTCTTGGTCAACAAATCTGGCAAGTGCAGATGATCCACGCTTTGCACATTCTACGTCCCAGTCAATAGATGACTGCATAGCAGATGATTGGTCCACAAGATAGGCAACATAAGGTGTCTTATCAATTGTAAGTGTGTCCACTGTTTCACTGATGGCAGTAGCATTTCCAGCTGTGCCAAATGCTCTGTTTACAGCTGTGAAGCTTGATAGCTTAGGGAAAGAAATTGTCTTTACACCTTTAACTGCAAATTGAGAAACATCTGTGATCTTTGGAAGTAATTGAGCTTTGAATTGTAGCTCTTTTAAAACAAGACTAGAGATGTAGTCCATCTTAGATGCATTGGCAGGGTTTAAAATAACGTCAGGCATGATTTACTCCTATTTGAATTTTGATTTAATTAACTTTTCTAACTCATCCCTTTCAAGGGCCTTAAAGTCATCCGATTGATTGCCACCGATAAAACTTGGTTTTGTAGTGACTGCACCAACTTTCTGACTGGATTTTTTTAACCATGGTTTTGCTTCCAGGACCATACTCTTATAAGTTAAGGCACCATCCTCATTGATAGTAAGATTTTCCTCATCAATACTATCCTTAAGAATATGTGCAAACTTTGGTTGATTTAACAGATCATCAATGTCATTGACATCTGGGGCAATTTTCAAAAAGGTGTTATAGATGTTTGTCTTTAACGTCTTTTGTTTTGTGGTTGATAGTGACTGTTCAAGCTCAGAGTTTCTTTTTCGTTCATACTCTAATTGTCTTGATAGATCCCCATCTGCCTCAAGTTTTTGCCTTTCAACTTTGTCTAGCATGTCTCTATAGCCTGCATTTGATTGCTTAGCTTTGCGGTGTTCATCGATCAACCTCTCGTTGGTCTTTTGAAGTGCATCAACCTTTGCCATCAACTGCTCAACCGATAATGTATGGCCTTCGCCTACACTTGCTTGATCTCCACCAAGCTCTGCATTTTCCATGAAATCCTCCTATTATTGTTACCTTAACTAGACTCGATGTCTAGCTAATCACTTAAATCCAGACTTAAATGCTCTCTCAATAGCCTCACCAACATAAGACCTAATTAACTTAAAAATGTTTCTATGAAATCTTTCACCATCATTTGTTGGAAGTAAACGTCTTTTTGGTAGCTCACCACCATGCCAAAGTTTGGCACCTTCATTGTGATAATATGCTTTCTCATCATCAAACCAGATCATTGCCTCATCTCTCTTATTGCCTGCATTGAGTGAGTCTAGCATCTCACCTGATAGTGTAAGATTAATTGGCCTAAGTTTCTTACCATAACCAAGACCTGCCTTTTGGTAACTCTTTGCACTGGCAGATCCACCTTTGAAACTAATCGGTGTAAATGACACACCTTTCTTATTGGTCTTTGTGGATCCTTCCTCTGTGACTGCTATGACTCTTTTGTCTTTTGTAGTGAAGAAAGAAACCTTTCCTTTGATCTGTTCATTGTATGACTCTGAATATCTTTGAAACTTACCTAAGCCAAAAACAGGGGAAATACCTTTCTTGATAAGATCCTTGACTGCATTGACTAGATGCTTATTGTTTCTCTCAATTGTGTGGATGAATGAGCTTTTTAAATTGGCATTAGACTTCTTAATTGCCTTAATGACTTTTGAAGTATTAATCTTGCCCTTTATCACTTAAATAATCCTCTATGATTGTGTCAACATAAGACGTTATGTCTCTTTTAAGCTTCTCATCTTTATCTGGGATAAATCTTCTCATAGGGACTGTGTCCCCTTTGTTATGATTATAAGACTTGATTGCTTGATCCTCATCAAAGATCCCTATCTTTAAAGATCCATCCACAATGTTAAATGTTAATGCCTCAAGCATATCACCATTTAATTCCAGAATAGGTGTCCTATCACCAAGCTTCTCTCTGTCTGCATATGGCTTGGATAGCTTTTTAAACTCTCCGTAACCACTGACTGGACTATTTGTGTCACCAATGTAGGAAAGGATCTCAGTGACCAAGTAGTCACCGATCTCATTTAGTAGCTCTTTTTTTTCTGACTTGCTCAGCTTTACCCCAAACTCATCTGCCTTAGCATCAATGTCTGGATCAAAGACAAAGCTAGTCTCTGTTTTCTTAAGGGACATTAGTTTCAATTATTGGTTGAAAGTTTTGATTAGGGATCATTCTATTTGCATTTTGCTCACTAATACCAAATGAGGCAATAAGGATTGCTACCCCAGAGTCTCTTGGGATTGTGCCATTTGCTACTTTCTCAACTACCTCAACAATAGATGTAACCTGGGCACCATTAAAAGCATCATCTGTGCTTAATGCCTCAAGAGCTTTGAGTTTCTCATCTTTCTTCATAGCAAGTCTTTCTCTTGCCTGCTCATCTGTTAAGTTTGGATCCATGATCTGGAATTTCTGCCACTCAAGTAGGACACCAAGGTCTTCCATGAGCTTAAGATTTTCTAGCTTCTCTCTATCACTAACCAGGATCTTTGGCTTTTTATAGATCACTTGAATATTCTCAGATCTAAACTTTCCACCCTCACCTTCATTCATAAACATCTTTTTGATGATCTTATAAACATGTTGCTCAACTGTGTAATAGAGATCTTGATTTGACTCAATGATCCCCTGCAAGTCTGCAGAGCTTAATAGTCTATCAAACCCAGATGTGAACTTCTCATTAGGGTTAATGATCTGATTAGAATTAATCCCTTGCTCATCCAGGATCATAGACAAGTAAGTCAAGATTGACTCTCTATGCCCTGATAAGTTTGGAGTAGGTGAAATATAATCTGCCTCTGTGTCTGGATCATCAGGGTTTTTAGATTGTGGAAGTTTCATCCCTGTGAATAATCCAGATGTCACCATCTCGATCTCTTGATCTGCAGGGTATTTTAAAACTAACTGACCAATCTGCATGTTGCCACTTGTTAAGTAAACAGACATGAGAGAGTTAAGCTCTATTGATTGATAAGGTAGAGGGGAGTTTACTGGATAGTTAGGATCATATCCACTTGGGATGTAAACAAATGGAAGAACACCATAAGGGTTAATACCTTGAGGGTTTTCTGGGATCTCTAAATACTCAATCCTCTTGTGACCATAGTCATCCTTGAGGACCTTAAAGATCTTGTGTTCATACTCGGTCCAAAAGGCATAGATCTTACCAGATCTGCCCTCATCCTGTTGACCTGCCTCTGAGATTGTAGCATTAACATAATCAGACTCAGGGCCTGTGATCACATAGTCATCTGGATATGAAAGGACTACTACTTCCAGAGATCCATCTTGTGATCTGACTAGGTCATATTCATATGGTGCCAATGGAATAAATTTAAACTCTTTTTTTTCTTTATTGTCTTCAATCTCTTTTTCCATGAAGACTGCCATCAAGGCATATTTGTGTTGATTATAAACCCGATCAAATCCTCTCATTGCCTGATTAAATCTAAACTCATTAAGCAATGCTTGATAGTCTTGAGTCTCTTGATCTGTGTCTAACTTTCTAATAGGTGGTTCTTTGTATGACTGGGATTTTCTATCTACAATCTTTTTCAATACTGAATAGTCTGAGATAGTATATGACTCCCAAGTCTTGGGATACATTTGCTTTACTTTATTCTCTACATAGTAGCGTAGATTTCCATCATAAATTTGCCATGAGGCAAACTCTTTTTTCTTTCTATCTTTATTTTGATTTGA